GCCCGGCCTGGCGACCGCTGCGCGCCTTCGACGACGGCCGCCAAGTCTTCATCGAGTTCCCGCGCGGTATCGGCCAGGGCGAGATGCCGCCGCTCTTTGTCATCGGGCCGGAGGGCGAGGGCCAGCTCGTCAACTACCGCGTCCGCCAGAATTTTGTGATCGTCGACCGGCTCTTTGCGGCGGCCGAGCTGCGCCTCGGCGACCGGCAGCAGCGCGTGCGCATCGTGCGCACCGACGGCCGGGCGCGATGAGACACCCTGTGTCCAGCTTTGAATGTTCAGGCGGCGAGTTTCGCCGTGGCGGCGTGGCGGGCGGGGTCGTAGGCGGTGCGATCCTGCCAGGCCTTCCACAGGACGCGGCACCATGCGCGGGCGAGGATTCGGGTGGCGTGCTGGTGCTTGCATCCGCGCTGGCGGGCCTGGTTGTAGAGGCTGGCGGCCCAGGCGGAGGCATGACGGGAGTTGTCGGCGAAGGTGGTGATGGCCTGCCGGAGGCGGTGGTTGCAGGCCCATCGGACGGTGACGCCGCGGGACTTGCCGGAGGCGTTGGTGACGGGAGCGACGCCGGCTTCGGCGGCGAGCTGATCGGCGGTGGGGAAGCGTTCGCGGACATCGCCGAGCTCGGCGAGGATCGCCGCGGCACAGATGCGGCCCGATCGCGGGAAGGACATGACGATCTGCCCGTCGGGCAGGGCGGCGACGTCGTGCGCGATGCGGCTGGAGAGGCGGACGATCTCGGCGACGAGGGTTTCGAGGGTGGCCGCCAACGCCCGGACCAGTTCGCCGCGGGCCTCGGCTTCGGCCTCGCCGGCGCGGCCGGTGGGCGCGGCGCGCAGGCGGGCAAGAAGTTCGGCCGGGCTGCGTCGGCCGCAATAGGCGTGGCTGGCAAGGAAGCCGGCGAGGCGCTTGGGGCCGAGGCGTGCGGCGCTGTCCGGTGTTGGGTAGCGGCGGAGGAAGGCGAGCGCGATCGGGCTGTCGATGTCAGCGAAGATGGCGGCTGCGCCGGGCCAGAAGCTCTCGAGGTTGGAGCGGAGCGTGTTGGCGAGTGTGACGCGCTGGCCGACCAGGTCGTCGCGGCCGCGCACCAGGGCACGCAGTGCCTTGATGTCGTCGGCGGCGGGCATGAGGGGACGGAAGCGGTGGCCGTCGGTGCGCAGGATGTCGGCGAGCATGAAGGCGTCGGCCGGATCGGACTTGCCACCGGCGGCGCGATAGCGCGGGCGGCAGGCCTTGACGATGTTGGGGTGGATCGGGACGACCGGATGGCCAGCCTCGATCAACGCATCGACGATCAGGCCGGAGGGACGCTCGATGGCGACCGGCAAGTTGGCTGGGGCGGCGATGCGCTTGAGGCGGGCAAGCAGGTCGGCAAGGCCGGCGGCGTCGTGCTGTACCTCAATGCGGGCGAGCACCGCACCGGTTGCGTCGATGACGCAGACGGCGTGGGCGGTGCCACCCCAGTCGAGACCGGCATGGAAAGGCATGGGCTGACCTCCTCGGTTTGGGGTAGGCTCACCCGGGCTGGGAGGTCGCGCGGATCGCTCACTGATTGGCGCTCTGGCTGGCCGGCTCTGGCGCATCACCCTGTGGTCCGTCGAGATCTCCCGGCGCCTGACGTGCGGCTGGTCTCATCGTGGCCGTCAAGCGGCGCGCGGAACAGGCCGTCACGCCAGGTGCTCGGGCTGCCGGACACTACGCCGCTCCGCGGCTCCGCGCCCGACAGCCCGAAGGTGCACCAGTGAGCGGGACGGCGCCGGAACGGGGCGCGAGCGAGCGCGACATCGCCGCGGCGCTCCGCCTGCGCCCCGACCCGCCGCGCGTGGTGCGGCTCTCGCGGCGGGTGCTGATCGGGCTTGGCGTCGCGGCCGGGCTCGGCATCGGCGCGGCGCTGATCGTGGCGCTCCAGGGTCGGAGCGGCGGCGAGGGGCCGCGCGAGCTCTACAGCACGGACCGGAACCCGCAGGCCGACGGCCTCGCGACCCTGCCGCGCGACTATGCCGGCATTCCGCAGCTGGGGCCGCCGCTGCCCGGCGATCTCGGGCGTCCAATCGTGCGCGCGCAGGAGCGTGGCCAACCCGTCGTGCCGCCGGCAGCGCCCACGACTGCCGACCCAGCCGAGCAGCGGCGGTTGCAGGAGATAGAGGCGGCGCGTACCAGCCGGCTCTTCGTGCAGGTCGAGGCGCGGGGGGAACCCCGCGGCGTCACGCCCGCCGCCCAACCAGCAGCAGACGTCGGCGCCATGCCTGCGCGTCCCGACGCCACCGACCGGCGGCTCGCCTTCCTGGGTGGCCCCGCCGACCGCCGCACGACCTCGCCAGACCGGCTCCAGGCGCCCGTCAGCCCCTTCGTCATCCAGGCCGGCAGTGTCATCCCCGCGGCGTTGCTGACCGGCCTCCGCTCCGACCTGCCGGGGCAGATCACCGCACAGGTCACAGCGAACGTCTTCGACAGCCCGACGGGGCGGCACCTGCTCATCCCGCAGGGCGCGCGCCTGATCGGCGCCTACGACAGCCGCGTCAGCTTCGGACAGCGGCGCATCCTGCTCGTCTGGAACCGGCTCATCCTGCCCAACGGCCGATCCATCGTGCTGGAGCGCATGCCAGGCGCCGACGAGGCCGGCTATGCCGGGCTCGAGGATGGCGTCGACTACCACTGGGGGCGGCTCTTCCTGGCCGCGGGTCTCGCGACGATTCTGAACCTGGGCCTGGAACTTGGCCGCGACGACGAGAGCGACATCGCCCGTGCCATCCGCGACAGCGGCCAGGACACGGTCGGCCGAGCCGGCGAGGAGATCGTCCGCCGGCAGCTTTCCGTCCCGCCAACGCTGACCGTGCGCCCCGGCTTTCTGGTGCGCGTCATCGTCCACCGCGACCTCGTGCTTGAGCCGTATGGAGGCTGATCCATGCCGAAGCTGAAGCTCGGCCCGATCCTCGACGACCGTCCGGTGAAGCTCAGCGTGGAGTTGCCGGCGGAGCTGCACCGCGACCTGGTCGCCTACGCCGAGGCGCTCTCACGCGAGACGGGGCAACAGGTCGAGCCCACGAAGCTGGTGGCCCCGATGCTGGCGCGGTTCCTGGCGAGCGACCGGGGTTTCCGCTCAGCACGCCGCCCTGCGGCTCGAGCGCGCGCGCAGCTACCTCAGCCTTCAGTGCCTCCACGTGATCAAGAAGCTTGATTCGTGCGAAGCAACGCCAGGACCCGACGCAGCGGCGGATTGTCGCGTTTCGGGTCCCAGTACGCCGCCGCCTCCACCATCGTCGCGCCATTTTCATTGCCGACGGGCCGGAACACTACTGCCGGGTAGGATGCGCCGGAGGCAGACTCGGCCAGGACCGCGATGCCGAGTCCGGCGCCGACCAAGTTGAACATGGTCTCTCGGCCCACGTCGTGCGGCAGGAACCGCGCCTTGTGACCTGGCGGCAGAAGCGCCTCGACCTTCTCGCGCGCTTCGGGCCCCGACCCACGGCGCGTGATGATGAACGTCTCCTGCACCAGTTCGGCCCAGAGCACGAGGTCTCGACTGACCAGCGGATGGCCCTCCGACAGCGCGACCATCACAGCCTCCCGCCAGAGCGCGAGCCTATCCAAGCCCGGCTCGTGCATCGGCCCGAGCAGCAGCGCCAGATCGACCTCGCCTTGGCGTACCGCCGTCAGAAGCTCATCCCGACACCCCTCGCGCACCCAAACCTGCAGCCTTGGGTTCTGTCTGACGAAGCGCATCAGCGTTTCGCGGAAACGACCTGCCGATGCGGAGAAGTAGGTGCCGATAACCAGCTGACCAGCCACCGCGGACCCTGCGTTGCGCGCCCGCTCCACCGCAGTCCGAATGCCGCCAAGCACGCGCATCGCTTCCACGAGGAACTCCACGCCGGCTGCCGTCAGCTTCATCCCCGACGGCCGCCGTTCAAACAGTGAGGCGCCGAGCCCGTCCTCAAGCGCCCGAATACTGCGGCTTACTGCGGATGCCGTTATGCCTGCTTCGCGCGCAGCAAGACGGATGCTGCCGGTCCGGGCCACGACGACAGCCAACGTCATCCCGCGCAGGTCGATTGCCCCCTGAAGCGTCGTTCCTCGTTTCCGCCGCTGCGGCCGTCGCGGCACCTAGGCCAGCCTCCAACGCCGGCCGACCCCGATCCCGGTCGCACACGGGCCTTGGAGCGCGCCGCCGGCGCGCAGGACCGGCCTCTGCCTAACCTGACGCCAGGAACCTGCCCGAGCAGATGAACGACTTGCAATCACATTCCGGCGTTTCCAGCCGAGGAGAGCTGACCGCCCACCCGCGTCGAGCAGATCCACAGCTGCGGCTAACGTGCAACTCGTCTCGTCAGGGTCACGACTTCACGCGCCAGATCGTATTGGAAACAACGTCATTCGGCTGTTGCGACCGCGGCGTGAGCTTTGGTGACCCGCTGCGGCGACTGCGAGCCCGTGCTCCCCAATAGCCTTGCGATTCTGACGGACACGGCGTCGGCCGCGACGACAAGGGCGGCGTCCAGGTGGACATAGCCCTGCGTGACGCCGCGCGACGCGTGACCGAGCAGGCCTTTGATCGTCAATTCCGAGAAGTTCAGATCACCCGCCACGCTCGCGAAGGTATGGCGCAGAGTGTGCGGAGTGACATCGGTCAGTCCCGCGCGCGCGCAGACGCGGTCGAGCACGCGAACAAGGCCGACAAAGTGCCCCTCCCCCCAGTCGCCCGGAAAAAGATAGCGAGAATGCTGACTTACCGTCGATTGGGCCGTAATGCACGCAACCGCCGCCTTGCCGATCGCGCGCACTTGCGCGCCGCCTTTCGTGTCCGGGAACGCCACGTAGCCCGGGCGATCATTGATCCAAGCGCGCTGAAGTCCGAGCACCTCCATCCGGCGGAAGCCGGTGAGCAGTAGCAAGCGAATGGCGACTAGCCCTGTGGGGTGCTCGCCGTCCTCCGCGCAAACGCGAAGCGTCCGGCCGAGCAGCCGCAGTTCCTCCTCGCTCAAACGGCGCTTCCGGTACTCGCCCACAACCTGTCGTGCCCCCGCTGCGGGATTCTTCTCGATCATCTCGAACCGCAGCGCGTGGCCGAATATGCTTCTCAGCGTGCCGACCGTTCTCCCTGCGACGCCCGGCCCCCCGCTCGTCCTTCCGCCACGGCCCTTTCGCCCCTTCGCTGATTTTCCCTGGATGATCGCGGCCTGCATGCCCTCCACGTCTCGAAGTGAAAGGCCGCGGACAGCCCGTGCGCCGATGAGTGGCTTGATGTGCGCCTCGATCCGGCTCTGATCAGAGTCGAGCGTGGAGGCCTTGATCGGTCTCCGCCTTCGGCCGAGTAGGCGACCCGCACGAGCCTCTTTCAGGTACCAATCGCAGACTTCGGCGACCGTCATCCCCTCGCGCGCCGCGTGCCTCGCCGCTGATGGGTCTTCGCCCCGTGCTACTGCTGCCAGCTTCTGAAGAGCGAGACTGCGCGCCTGCTCTGGCGTCAATGCGCCATGCTGGCCGAGAACCAGCCGACGCGTCCTACCCTCCGCGTTTCGATACTGCACGAGATAGGTCTTCACACCGGACGGCTTTACCCGAACGCCAAAGCCTCGCAGTTCTCCGTCCCAGGAGAACACATCGCCGTTCGGCTTAGGGTCGAGGCCGTCTACAACGCGCTTTGTGATCTTGGCCATGGCGCTCAGTGCCTCCCGTCAACAGGGCTGCGCTCGCGCCGCTGCTTCCCCGGCCCGGCCATCCGAGGTCGGGGAAGCACTGGGGAAGCAACTGGGAGCGCACGCCGGGTCGGTTCCGGGATACGGCTACGCTTGCCTACGGGCCAGAAAAGACTTCCGTAGCAGGGCGTTAGCGTCTGATGGCGCAGAAAGAGAAGCGTTGGCGAAAACACCCCAAAGGCCTTGCCAAGGTCGGGGTCGAGGGTTCGAATCCCTTCGCCCGCTCCAGTCGGTTTTCCAACCTCAAATTTTCCACGCGTCGACGACGCCGTGAACCGCAGGTTTCCTGGGGTTTTGCCGCGTTGGCTTGAGGGTTGGAGAACGCAGCCAGCCCGGAAATCTCTCTCCAGAGGCGCCGAAGTCTCCGGAGCTTGGGGGTATGGCGATTTAACCCTCAAGCTTTATATCATTGAAATTGGCTCGTTTTTCCGGGTTGAGGCTTGTGGGATTTCCACAAGCTGACCGCCAAGCAAAGGGTACCCGAGACGCGATCAGGCTGGCTTGCAGGCAACGCGGTCCGCTGATGCCGGACCCCTCTTGGCTAAGCTGACCGATCCATTTTGCCGGGGCGCGACACCACGACGGCGCCGATGACGCTCGGTAGCTGTTCGAGGCCAGCGATAAGCTTCTGGTGTTGCTCAGTGCGTCTAGCATCGTCCCACACAAACGGGATGAGGGATGTCCATTTCGGGTCCGTTGCATAGAGGCTTGCATCCGCAGCGATCTGCTCGATGACGTCCTGGAAGGTCGCGTTGGGTCGCATGAACTTCACCTCAATGACGGTGCCAAGGCTCGGGATGGAAAGATCAACCCGTGGATTCTTTTGTCCAACTGGCGGCAGAGTTTCTTCGTCATTCAAGTCAGGGAACAAGGGAGCCAAAATCCCCCAAAGCAAATTTTGGACGTGGTATTCATTCTCGATCTCCCAACGCGCCATAGCCGACTTAGACGTTCTTGGAGCATCCTCCCATGTCCAACGCTTGAAAGACCGCCGCACTTCCTGCAACACTCGAAGTACGTCGCGTGGATTGAGATGGCCAAGGCGCGCAGGCAGATTGTAATCAGTTAAAATATCAAGTGTTTTGAGCAATAGTGCTGCACTCGGCACCACGTCTTCACCACCTGAGAATCGCAAGGCGCGCTGCCAGGCCTCGCTGCGGCAGGCGTCGTCTATGGACCCCAAGTCTAGCCGTGCGAGAGCCAAACGAGCCTCCGGAAGCATAGCGGCGGCGTCCTGACGCCCGGGAGCGTCCAATATTTGTGCCGCAGCAATGAAGAGGGAGCGGTCGAGAGTGGAGAGGTCGGGTGATCTCGCGCTCCGAACCACCAGCTCTTGCAGCCATCTCGCTGATGGGCTGACGGTTCGTCGCTGTGAGCCCAGCCCTACGCCAAGTGCAGCAACCCCGTCCGCTTCCAGCGTATGCGGCTGATGCGGGCGGAACCACGCTCGCTCACTCAACCATGTCAGCCCGCGGATCAACGAATCAAGAAGCGGAGTAACCAGTGGCAGAGCTGCGTCCGCATAGCCAAGCGTCGCTACGTCTCCAGCAGACCGCACGCCACCCGCTTCGAGGTTTACAGCCGCGGCATCGGACAGGCGGGTTAGCTGTTCGTGGTCGCCCAGTAACCACGCCCGAAAGGCCTGTACGTGGGCAGCCGTCGAGTGTGTCGGTTGCGCCGCCGCTTCTAAGCCCGCTCTGATTTGCGGAATAAAAGGCCCGGCTGTCACAAGAACCAAGGCTTGCGCATTACCGCGCCAACCACTGCTGTGTCGGGATCCCATCCCGGCGTTCTCTCTAACCCCGCGAGCTGCTTGGCAATCTCATCGGCATAAAGGAGCGTTATAGGGAGACGGGCGCGATCGTAAGTGCGCCAAGAGTGACAGGCGAAATCCGATACCTGTCGGGTTAGAGTGCGCATGTCGCGGAACGTCGATTTCTCGTGCAGGCGGAGCAGAACGGGATCGGGGATGCCTTGATACGCAGCCCGGACCTGATCGCGCCCCGTGAGCGTGAGAAGCCACTCATGATCAGTGAGCTCTACTGCCTGACCGCGGTCGGGGGCGAACGCCCCTTTACCGCTCGTCGAAGCCTGGTCGAACAGCGTGTAGGGATGGTCTTCAGCTACGTGCAAAAAGGCAAATTTCACTCCGGTTAGCCCCATTCCCGCTACCGCTGCTACAACGGCATCCGCTGTTTCTTGTTGAAGTTGCGTGAATGCGTGGAAAATCAGGCGCACTGTATCGCTTGCGCGCCAAGCCTCTTCCTTTCGAACGCGCTCGACTGCAGCCACAAGAGTTTCGCGTAGTGTCGTTGGGTACTGCTCGAATGGCACCGCAGCCGTACGAGCATCCAGCAGGTAGTTCCCTTGACTGGAGAACACGGTCGTGATTCCGACGACCCGCTCGCCTCCGCCACGGCGTCCCTCCTTGCGAGTGTGGGACCCAAGGCCGAAGACAAGTTCGTGGTCCGTCGACGGTCGAGCCTTTAGCAGCCAAGGCGTGCCACCCAGCTTGGCGTAGGCTGCGAGGCTGGCGTTCGCCAGGGCACATGCATACTCAAAATCACCCATAGACATCACTTCAGCCGACAAGGCTTGTACGGGCACGTCTCGACGCAAAAAGGCAGCCTTGGCTGACCAATAAGGGCTGTCGCTATATGGCCGCTCCTTCCACGATCTTTGGACCTGCACGAAGGCCAAATCCCAGGGCTGATCGCGGGTCGCTGCCATCGACAGCGCATTTCGCGCAGCGTCAGCGTAAGCGGCGCCGCTGTCGTCCCTGGCTTCGAAGAATTCGACTTGCGGCTTCTGAAGTCTGAAGCGGCCCACCAAGCCCGTCCCATGTGGAACGAGACCCTTATGCGACTTGATGGTAGGGAGCCCTTCCAGGAAATGGGCGACAGTTTCTGCCACGTCGCCGCGTCGCCGTGCCTCGCAGATGACCGCGATCCTCGGCCGCTTACGTTCAAAGGTTGCTCGGTCATATGGACCCGTCGAGTCGAGCTGCCTCTGGGTCCAGGTATCGTCGCGCGACCCACTCGGGTCGAACGAGAATGAAGGCTTTGGGAAAACCTCGGCAGGCGGGAACGTCAATCCAGCCGCTTGGTCAAGCAGACTCCCGAATCGTACCGTTACCCCGTCGGCAATTTCGAGATCAGTGCGCCCGAAGTACTCCAGCGCGCTTTGCAGCGCCTTCAGGTGGGCCTTGCCATCCCGAAGTCCGCCTTCAACCTCCTGGAGATCTCTGAGTACTCGCTCTGCCTGACCCTGTACCAGGGCTTGAACGACGGCATTAAAATTCGCGCGCGTTGGCTCGAGGTAGGCTGATTGAAGCTGCAGCTCCGCAGGCCCGTCGCCATGGTCGCTGAGCGTCAGCATGACGCCATCGTGGGCGACGACGCGCCCAGCTAGTCGAAGCCGTTCAGCCACCTTTGGATCTGGGTCTTTCATCCAGGTTGAGACATAACTCCCGATCAGGGGAACGCCGATAGTATTCAAGTGGCCGCAATCTACATCGATGACGGTGCGAAGGCGATTTCCACAAATTAATACTAAATAGGGGGCTTCGCCGGGATGCCTGATGATCCGGGTCTCGAACCGGAGCACTACCCGCTTCTTGAGCCAATCCGGCAGCCCCACAGAGGTAGGGATAATGTTCTCTTGCTTTGCTGTCTCCACAATTGGAGGACGCCGACTGACGACACGGTAACTTCCGGGAAGGGTCAGGAGACGTCGGAATACGGCCTCTCGGGCAAGTGTCGAGAATAGGCGCATGTTATCGGCGGCGAGCAAATTCTCGCGCGGGGCTGGTAGCTCAGCGCCGTGAAGAATTGGCACAACAGCCATATTCGTTCCGGCGAATCGAGTGGCAAAAACATCCTGAGTCGCGCGATCTAGGAATGAATGGAGTTGTACGCGATCGAATGGAACCAAAGCCGCCGGGATGGGCTGCTCAGGGCAGATGAGCCGGATGGCGTTCAGCGCCAGTACAGGCGGCTGCCTCGTGGCGAATCGATTCGACATTCCCCCATCGTATAGGGTCGCGGGGTGATTCTGCACTCAATCTGAAAGCGACCCGAGGCGGCCTAACCGCGCGGCGTCCCTGCAGCGCTGCACTCCGCCGTGTCCCCGCCGACCCCCTCAGAGCCGAAACACCCGCATCGCTTCATCGCCGTAGTGGTTGATCACCTTAACCGCGATCCGGCCTGATCTCGGCCTCGCGAAGGGGCGGCTTTCGGTGCGGTAGAGGCTGGCCCAGGCGTCCTCGTCCACTTCGGCCTTCAGCGCGGTCTTGAGCTTCTCGAAGGGGTCCTTGCCGCCCAGGAAATAGGCGTGGCGGACGAAGAAGCTGTCGCCGTCATAGTCGGTGTCCACGAACCAGCAGGCCACGTCATCCTCGACGCGGCCGGAGGAACGGACCTCACCCGTGGTCGGGTCGAAGATGTCCACGCCCTTCAGGCGCACGACGCACTCACCGTCGGCCTGATCGAGCGCGATATCCGGCTCACCGAAAACGACGAACAGGTTGCCGCCGCCCGCCTTGTAGGCTTCGGCGGCGCGCAGCTCCTGGCTCATGCGCGCCTTCAGCACCACGAGCCGACCGAGGTTCATCGTGCTGTCGCCCACCTGCGGGTCGAAGGCGAAGCCGCAGACGACCATGCTGTCCGCCCAATCACGGCATTCGCGCGCGGCCTCGCGCACCAGGTCGGGGCCGACGGTGCCGTATTCGGGACCGATGACGATGGCGGCACGCTTCTTCACGCCGGCTTCTTCGTACTCGCCCTCGGCCGAGACGCGGCTGCCGCCAGGCCAGGGGCGCAGCGTGGCGAAGGTCAGGCGCTCGTCCTTCTTCGTGTTCTGCACGCCGGCCTTCTGCAGGTTGTCCAGCACGGCGGTCACGAAGTCATCGCCACTGTCGGGCCGGGTGCGGAGCGGGCGGCGTTCGGGCACGGGCTCACCCGCCTCCTGCGCCAGCGCCTCCATTACCGCCTGGTCTTCCTCATCCGCGGGCAGGACGCGGTGGGGCGAGAGGCTCTCCACCGTGAACGGGCCGGTGACGCGGACGGCGTTTTTCTTCGTGTAGGGCCGGTCGTGCAGGAATTCGGTATCGGCGTTCCGGGCGATGGAGGCGTCCATCTCCGCCTGCCGAGCGCGGCGAGTGGCCCAGAATGCCGCATGCGCCTCCTGCACCGCCGGTTTCGCGTCTTCGGGCAGGTTGCGGGGAGCCTGCCACTCCGCATGCTTTGTCCCGAGAGCGGCGTTGAGGGTAGCGAGCGCGGCCTCGATCTTCGGCGCCCAATTGGCGTGGATGACATCGATCTCAGCGTTGTTGGCGATGGATTTCAGCGTGACGTGCGGCACGCGCTCCAGCACCAGGCCCTGGCGGATGTCGTGGCGGAAGGGGCCTTCCTCGGGTGGGCGGCCAGTGATCTCGCCCTCCTTCGCTGCGCCCTCACGACTGTCCCGCAGCAGGTAGGCGGGGAAGCGCCCGGCCATGAGGCGCGTGCGTGCCAGCGCCAGGGCGACGCGGGAGGTGTCGGTGGTGATCCAGCGGCGGCCCCATTGCTCGGCGACGAAGGCGGTGGTGCCGGAACCGCAGGTCGGATCGTAGACGAGGTCACCAGGATCGGTGGTCATGAGCATGCAGCGCTCAATTGCCGTAGTGGACGTCTGGACCACGTAGACCTTCGGATCGCTTCGGCTTTGGATGCCGCCGATATCCCGCCAGAGATCGTTGATCTCGACTGCGGCAAAATCATCCAGCTTCCTCACGTAGCGCAGTATGTTCCGCGCAGGCTCAAGCCTGCCAGCGGCCTGGAGACGGCCCATCCCAGCTTCATTGGTTTTCCAACGGGATTGCATCGTCGGAAGAAAACTTCGGCCGTCATGTTTCACTTCAAACCAGGACGCTGCGCCTTCTCCTTTTTCGCGGCCGGCGCTTTGGCTGGTGAGGTTGTCGTCGGTGTACAACTTCCAGCCATCTGGGAGCGCCGTCGCACCCGAGACTTCTCCCTCTGCGGCAGGTCTCCGCGCTCCATCGAGATGGATCAACTTGCGATACTTGGTCGCACCCTCTTCGCCGGCTGTTTTCAGATTGTACATGGCGCGAAATTTCGCTTGCTGACGGTTCTTTCCAAACCACAGCAGGTAGTCGAGCGTGCCGCCGAGAAAATCAGAGGTCGCACCGGTGGTCTTTTGATAAGCGATCTGTCCGATGAAGTTGGCTGGCCCGAAAACTTCGTCGAGAAGGCTACGCACAACATGGACATTCTCGTCGCCGATTTGAACGAAGATACTGCCGCTTTCGGCCAATAGTTCCCGCGCTACAGCCAGTCGATCTCGGAGATATGCCAGATAGCTGTGGATGCCATCCTTCCAGGTGTCCCGGAAGGCCTTGATCTGCTCTGGCTCGCGCGACAGCCCTTCGGCCTTGCCCTCCTTCACATCGCGCGTGCGCGTGCTCGGCTGCCAGTTGCTGCTGAATTTGATTCCATAGGGTGGATCGAGAAAAATCATCTGCACCTGGCCGCGAAGACCTTCCTTCTCCGCCAGGCTGTTCATCACCAGCAGGGAGTCGCCCAGGATCATCCGGTTCGACCAGTTCTCGGCGTGCTGGTAGAACTCGAGCCGCGCCGCCTCATCCGTGATGCGGTCGAAGCTGCCGAACAGATCGGCCTGCGGTGCCGCTTCCTTCGCCGACACGCGTTGCAGATCGCGGATCAGCGCCTCCGGATAAAGTTTCTCCTGGATATAGATGGGGACCGTTTCGACCCGCAGCGGTGCGCTGTCCTGCTCGTCCTTCCCGCGCCAGACCAGTTGCGGGTCCAGGTCCGGGTTGCGGGGATAGAGCTTGGGTTCAGCCCGCGCTTCCTCCTCCGCCATCAGCGCCGCGGTCTCCGCGGTTGGGATGTTCTTGCGCGCGATATCGGCGGGGTGGACGAGCGTCTCCACCTCAGTGGCGGGTGCGTCGGGTTTGAGCTTCTTCGGGCGGGCCATGCTGCGCTGTCTTCCGGGTTCAGGCGGCGCGTGAGAGAGCGTCGGCGTTCAGCCGCCGCCGGATGATCTCATCCACGCCATAGGGTCCATCCACCCGGCAAAAATCCCAGCGGCCGAAGCGCCCCAGCGCGTTCACCGCCGGCACCCAGAGTTTGCGCATGGTGTCGTGCTTTACGTCGTCCTGCGCGGTCTGGCGGCCCTTCACCTCCAGCACGAGGTGCAGCGGATCGTCCGGGCCGCGACCGTCATCCACCACCACGATGAAGTCGGGCCGGTAGTGGCGCTCGGTGCTGCCATCCACATAGGGCACTTCGAAGCCCAGCCGGTCGTTCTTCACGTAGCGCAGCACCTCCTGCATGCCGTCCAGCGCCTGGGCCGCCGCGGCCTCCCAATTCTCGTCGCAGACGATCAGGTTGACCTGGCATTTCTGCGCGTCGGGGGTCCAGAAATTCGTCTTGGTGGTGGCGAAGCTGACATGACGGCTGCTGCCGGCCTCGTTGTAGGGGTCCAGGATCGGCCGAAGCGTGCCGGGACCAGCGACTTCGGGCGTGCATGCGCGGAAGATGCGCTCCGCGGCCTTGTCGCCGATGTCACGCCACAGCAGGTAGGCCGGGAAGGTACCGCCGATGCAGGTCAGGCATTCCGCCATCCAGCGCCGCGTGATGGTGAGCAGCGGTGGAAACAGCCACGGCTTCAGGTGGTCCTCGCTGTCGCGAAACCAGGTGCGCAGCGTGTGGCCCGCCAGGTGAAAGGCGATGGTGGTGTCGCGCTGGTGGCGCAGGTCGTTCAGCGTCAGCGTGTGCTCGGCGCCGATGATGGCAGCGCTGACGGCTTCGGGCGGCGCGTCCGTCGGATCGATCTCAAGGCGGCTTTCATTGGTGAAGGCAGCGGTGATGCGGCCGGGCGGCAGCACGGTGCGATAGCCGATGACGCGGGGGAATCGGATTTCCAACGCCGCGCGCTCCGGCAACACGGCATGGACCTGGGTGGTCTTCTTCGGCGGGGTGTAGTCGGCCTTGGAATTGGCCGGCACGAAACTGAAGGGGATCCCCAGCACCTCGGCATATTCCGGTGCGAACATGGCGTTGCCGGCGTCATCCACGCCGACCGGGTCGTAGGAGACACGGCGCAGCGCGCGACCGATCACCTGCTCGCACAGCAATTGCGTGCCGAAAGCGCGGACGCCCAGCACATGGGTGACGGTGCGCGCGTCCCATCCCTCGGTCAGCATGGAGACGGAGACGACGCAGCGGATCGGCTCACCCAGCCGGCCGGGCTGGCCGACGGTGTTCATCACCTCCCGCAGCAGGTCACTGTCGGTGACCGTCTCGGCATCCACATGGCGACCGCGGGCGCGGAGTTCGCGCTTGAAGGCGTCGATCTCGGGGCCGGCCAGTTTGCGGAAGTTGTCCGACAGGGCCTCGCCGGATTCGAGTTCCTCACTGTCAATCAGGATGGTGACGGGGCGCTCCACCATGCTGCTCTGGCCGATGCCGGCCTGGGTGACATTGGAGAGCAGCGGCAGGTTGCCGGGCACGATGACGCGGCGCTCGGCGCCCTCGGCGTCGGTCTCGATGCGCTCGTACCCTGCGATCCAGTCGTGCACGAGCTTGGAGGTCGCGGTGTTGTTGCACACCACGATGAAGACGGGCGGTGTGCTGCCGCCGCGGCTGGCCCAGTTCTCGAAGACCTGGCGGTAGTGACCGTAGAGCGCCTGGAGCGCGCCGGTGAGCTGGGAGGGAAGCTGGTCGGGCGTGAGCTGCTTGCCCTGCTTGGCGCGGCCAGCCTTGGGCAGCTTCACATCCGAATGTTCCTGGATGTAGCGGTAGACGTGGCGATAGACCGGCTCGTCGGCGCCTGGCAGGTCCTGCACCGGCACGCGCGGCACCTTCACGATGCCGCATTCGATGGCGTCGATCAGGGAAAAGTCGGAGACGACCCAGGGGAAGAGCGTGCCCTCGGGGTAGCCTGAGCCGCGCAGGAAGAAGGGCGTGGCCGAAAGGTCGTAGACCAGGACGGGCTGGCCGACCACGCGTTGCAGGGCCTCGATACCGCTGATCCAGAGGCGGGCGGCGGCGTTGTTCTTCTTGGCCTCGGCCTTACCTTCGGCGTCGAGCTTCGCGCTGGCGTCATCCGCCGCGCCGACCTTCTGGCGATAGCAATGGTGGGCTTCGTCATTGATGACGATGATGCGCTTGCGGCCGAGCAGGTCCTTGCAGATGCGTTGCGCCATCTGGCCATCGGTTTCAGGGCGCTCGACCTTGCCGGTGCGGCCAGCCAGGATTTCCTTCGCCAGCTTCGGTGCCTCGAGCGTTTCGCGCTTCTTGAAGGCGTGGAAGTTGGTGATGACGATCCGGGCGCGCTGGAGGTCGTCGCGCAGCTCCCGCGGCACGATGTCGAGGGCGGCGTAGATGTTGGACGGGTCGGACGGGTGGAGCACCCGCAGGCGGTCCCTCACCGTCAGGCCGGGGGCCACGATCAGGAAGGCGTCGGTGAAGCGGGTCGAGTTGCGCGTGCGCGCGGCGTTGAGGGTCTGCCAGGCGATCAGCATCCCCATGACTGTGGTCTTGCCGGCGCCGGTCGCCAGCTTGAAGGCGATGCGCAGGAGGTCCGGATTGGCCTCCGAATTCAGAGTGCGCAGGCGCTCGGTCTCGGCACGGGGGGCGACTTCGGTCAGCCAGATGGCGGTCTCGACCGCCTCGACCTGGCAGAAGAAGAGCGGGCGGGCTCGGCCCTGTTCGCGCCAGTGGCGCAGCAGGCGGGCGGTGACGGGCGTGACGGGACGAAGGCCCTGTTCGCCGAGGGAGCGCCATTGGGCGACTTTGGCCCTGATTTCATTGATGTAGTCGTTCGGCTGGCGCTTCCCGTACTCATCCTCCAGGTCGAGGGTGGCCTGAGCCTTTACCTTGTGCTTCGGCGGGGGGACGGGGACGATGAATTCGCTGCGCCGCCGGCCGGGGGCCGGTGTGCCAGTGGGGATGCCGTTCTCGTCGAGCTCCCAATGGCGGGACGGTTCCGCGAAGGGGCTATTGAGAATCGGGTTGTCGATCACGGGGCCTGTCACGCCCCGAAGATGCCACGGACTTTGCTTTCGCATAATGGCCATGTGGCCGGGGCCGTTACTTTCCCGACCCGTCATTGCCGAACAATTCGCCCTGGCTGCGCCAGCATAGGGGGAATGGTTCCAGCAGGGTGGCCAGGGTGACCGAGCGCATGTGCCGACCGTCGAGCGCATCGGATACGAGGTCGGGCGCCAGGAGGGTCAGTCGCAGCAGGCTGCCCAGGTAGCCCCGCTCGATTCGCTCGGCCTCTGCCATCTCGCTGATGGACGCGTATCGGCCCTCGTCCAGCAGACGCTGATACCGGAACCCCCTGGCCAGTGCCTTGACCAGCGTGGGGTCGGCCCGCGTTGTGACCGGCGCCACGCCATCGGTCATCGGTGTCACGACGGTCTTCCGCCCTGGCCGGTGGCGGATCGCCAGCGGTACCCGGACCGTGATGCTGGTGGCGGCCGTCATGCTGCCGCCCTGAGGGCAGCCGGCGCGATGGCGCCGAGGTCGCGGACTAGGTCACCGAGCCCGTCAAGCCGCAGCCGAATGTCCGCGCCGGCCGGGCCGACCACCACCCGCTCCACCAGCGACCGCACAATCCGCGCCTGCTCCGCCGGGAATAGGTGCTCCCAAAGCGGGTCGAGCCGGTGCAGCGCGTCCTGCGTCTCGCTTTCGGTCAGATCCGGCGCCTCCCTGCGCGCCGCCCGCCAGGTGCCGACCACGATCTCCGACTGCCGCAGCAAAGCCCGCACCTGATCGACCACCGCCGCCTCGATCTCCGCTGCCGATACCCGGCGCACGATGGTGTCGTCGCCGGCAGCGTCGCCCTTCAGCACGCGCTGCGCCACGTAGTAGCGGTAGAGGCGGCCGTTCTTCCTGGCGTGGGTCGGCGACAGCGCCCGGCCATCCACCCCAAAGATCATCCCCTTCAGGAGTGCTGGCGTCTGAGCCCGGTTCTGGTTGGCGCGGACCCGTGGGCTGATTTGCAGCACGGCATGCGCTCGGTCCCATAGCTCCCGCGGCACGATGCCCTGGTGCTCGCCGGGATAGATGTTTCCCTTGTGCGCCGCCTCGCCGACATAGGTCCGGTTGTTGAGCAGCTTGTAGACGTCGCCCTTGTCCAGCGGCCGGCCCACTTTGCTGGTGAGGCCCTCCTCACGAAGGCGCTTCACCGTCTCCATGCCCGATCCCGTCTCGGCGAAAAGCTCGAACACGCGGCGCACCCGCGGCGCCTCCTCCTCATTTACGATTAGCTTGCGCGCCACCACGTCGTAGCCGAGCGGCACCTTGCCGCCCATCCACATGCCGCGGGCACGGGACGCCGCGAATTTGTCGCGGATGCGCTCGCCGATGACCTCTCTTTCGAATTGCGCGAAGCTGAGCAGGATGTTCAGCGTCAGCCTGCCCATGCTGGTCGTCGTGTTGAACGACTGGGTGACGGACACAAAGGTCACGCCATGCGCGTCCATCACCTCTACCAGCTTGGCGAAATCCATCAACGAGCGGCTGAGCCTATCGATCTTGTAGACCACGATGACGTCGACCAGGTCGGCCTGGATATCGCGCAGCAGACGCTGCAGCGCCGGTCGCTCCAGTGTTCCGCCCGAGAACCCGCCATCATCGTAGCGGTCACGCACCAGCACCCACCCCTCGGCACGCTGGCTGGTGATGTACGCCTCGCAAGCGTCGCGCTGCGCGTCGAGGGTGTTGAACTCCTTCTCCAGCCCCTCGTCCGTGGACTTCCGCGTGTAAACCGCGCAGCGGAGCTTCTTCGTGGTGGCCGGCATGGCCGGCTCGATGCGGGTGCGGCGGGTCATGTCTCACCCCGCGCCCGCAGCCCGAAGAACGTCCAGCCGTTCCAGCGCGTGCCGGTGATGTGGCGCGCGATGGCTGAGAGCGACTGGTAAGGCCGCCCCTCGAATTCGAAGTCGTTGACGCGCACGGTGACCACGTGCTGCACGCCCTGCCATTCGCGGAGCAGGCGTGTGCCAGCCAGCGGCCGGCTGTCGGCACGAATGCGGCGCAGGACGACGTTGCCGCCATCCAATTGCTCGCCCAGCGCCACCAGCCGGTCGACGGTCTCGGGCTTCAGCCCGCCATAGGCCAATTCCTGGATGCGATAGGCCAGCCGGCTCTGGATGTAGGCGCGGTTCCAGGGCGGCGGCTCCTTGCCGAACAGTTCGCGCCACTGCTGCTTCAGCGTAGCAGTCGGCGCCGCCTGCAGTGCGGCGAGGCGGCTCAGCACCTGCGTCGGCGGGATCTTCGGGATGGTGGGCGCCGGCGCGGGCGCGGCGGTGGATCGTCTGGTCATGCGAGTCCCTTCCTGTTGGGGTTCGCATGCAGGCGCTGGTGGGCGGTGGAGTGTAGGGGAACGTCTCCCACCCCCCGAGCTATTTCGGCATCGCGCGCTTCATCCTCGGCAACGCGGCTGCGCAGCCGCACCAGGCCCCTGGCCAGGATGCCGCAGACCTCGCGGAGGTGCGGCGGGAGGTGAGCGTTCAGTCCCGCGGGCGATGGCTTCATACTTAGCCCTACCCGCGGCGGCGGCGATCCGTCCCAATCAGGCGCGGCGACGTTCCAACTGAGGCGCAATCCGCCGCCACGGCTGGCTCAGCTTCTTCTTGATCGTGCTGGAGTCCGGATGCTCGCCACGATCAGCGAACCACGCCTCCATGCGGCGGACGTATTCCGCCAGCGTCGCCGGCGGCCCGTCCTGAAACATGCTGACCAGCGCCTCGGCCCAGAAAGCGTCCCAGTCATAGCGCGGTGCTGCGCCGCGCGCGGCCGGTGGCGGCGTCGCCGGCGTGGCCAGACCGCTCGCCGATGCGATCCCCTCATCCTGTGCCGCCTCGAATCGCACGAGTTCGGCGTGCCGAACGATCAGCTGCTCGCGCGCGATCACCATGTCACCCGGCTCATCACCACGATCGGCAATGTCGATGTAGGCATCGCCTTCGCCCCTGAATGAGGTGATCGTCTGCGAGCCAGCAGTAAGGACATGCCATGCGTCGATCGGCAGAAGATCTACCGCGCCAGTAAGGTGCCGCCGCCCCTCCGGAATTCGAAACCAGTCGCCCCCATCCATGTCCTCAATGGTACCGACATCGACCGGGAGCCTCGCCACAACGACCGACAGCACAATCTCACGTTCAATCACAAAGCCAGCGAGGTCGGCCGCAGAAATCTCCCATCGCCGGCAGGCCTCTTCGATTCCATAGTGAGGCTTCTTGCTAATTCGGCCGCCCACGACATTCATCCCTTCCCGACAAAGCGCAACCGCCGATACGCTTGCACAACCTTGGCCATATCCTTCCGCATGTCGGGCGGCAGTCGCTGCGCCTCGACGAACAGATCATCCATCCGCACGCCGAGAATGGCGGCGGCGCGCTCTATCAGCTCGTCGCGGGGCGGGTTCTCCTGGTCACGCTCAATGCGCGACCAATAGGCCGCCGAGATTTCCAATCGCTCCGCGAAATCGTTCAACCCGATGCCGAGCGCAGTCCGTCGCTCGCGGATGACCGATCCAAAGCTCACCGTTGCTCTCCTTGAACCAAGCCGTAGCGGCTCAGCCGTACAGCGATAAAGCGCTCCGATACGCCGAAGTCACCCGCCAGCGCGGCGACCACCCCCTCGATCACCTCGGGCGGGTTGTCGGCCGCCAGGACGCGACAGCCCTGCCGTCCCCGATGCGGCGCATGGACCGTGCGCAGCCGCTCCGACCGCGCGTGCACCAGCATCCGGAGATGGAGCTGCACCGGGGGAGCGAGTAACGCACCCATGAATTCATTCGCCCGACGCTCGGAGGCCGCTGTGGTCCGATCGAGTAGCGCGCTCGGGCCCGCCGTCACCGAGCGATAGCGCCGCGCCGGCGTGCCGAGTGCGACGGGCACGTCGAACACCACATGGCCGAGCTCATGCGCCGCGGTGCTCACCGCCAGGTCCGGCCGCCCGGCCACCATGCGCGCGTTCACGGAGACGAGCGCCGTGCCGGGCATGTCGGGATCCGTCTCGCAGACGCCGAGCACGGCCTCGCCACTGGCATCGTGCACAGGATGGTCCAGCTCCCAGGCGACCACGATGGCCCGACCGTTCGCCGACACTGTCCGCGTGGCAGCGACCAGTGCGGCGAGCGGTAGCGCGAATCCACCAGGCTCCGTCACGGCCTGGCGGCGCACCTGCGCGGCGACCGCCCAGAGGGTCTGGGCGGACAACGGCCGAGGCGCGCCCGAGGCGGCGTGATGCGGGTACTCAACGGTGATGGACATGCCGGGATCATGACGAATTGCTGTGCGATTGGTCAACAGCAATGTTCCCTTCTTGTTCGACTATCCCCGATATCCACAGTTGAGCAGTCGGGCGCGCGTTTCCCGCGTGGATGGGGCGGAAATCAGCGGGCTATCCATCTGATTTTCGTCGAAATCAGCCATAAGTCTCTGAATTAGCAATGGGGAATAAATCCCAGGACACTTCAATTCCCCATTGCGCCCCATTCTGCCTCTTCGCCCCGGCAGGTCGTGTGGTTGCTTCTGGACGTCATAGCCGTCCTCCAGGAGCCACGCCCGATGCCCACCGAGCTTTCCCTCGCCGATCTCGACGTCGTTCACCCCCTTGCTGAGCGCTACGCGCGTCGCCTCTGCCGGACTTTGGGGCGGCCCAGCCATGAGCGGGAGGACATGGAGCAGGACATGCTGCTCGACCTCCTGGCGCGGTTGCCCGGCTTCGATCCGGCGCGTGGGACGTTGGCGGCCTTCGCCACGGTCTGCTTCGAGCACCGCGCGTCCCGTCTCGCGACCCGCCTGCGCCGCGAGAAGCGCGAACGGCATGAGGCGTCGCTCGACGACGTGGTGCCCGGCCAGGAGGAGGACCTGACGCTGGCCGACATCATCCCCGAATCGGAGGGGTATGCGGCGTGGTGCGGTCAGCAGACCGACGCGGTGGCCGCGCTGGAGCGCCGCCTCGACCTGGATCGCGCCGGCGCCGTCCTGGACCAGCGCGACCACAGCATCTGCGCAGCCCTGACGCAGTGCACGCCGCATGAGCTCGGCCAGCAAGGCCCCCTGCCGCGGTCTGTCCTCTACCGCCGCATCCGCGAAATGCGCCTGCGGCTCCTCGCCGGCGGCATCGCCGCGGCGGCCTGAGACGCATCGGCGAGGGGCTGGGTAGGGCTAAGTATGGACACCAACATCACCGACATCCGCGCAGTGTCGAAGCCTCTTACCGAGGCGTCGCTCTGCACCTGGCTGGGCGCCGCGGCTCCCGGCGACAGCATCATCTACCACCGCGGCGCGCTCGCCCGGCAGGTCTGCCCGCATCTGCAGTGCCTGCCCGAGCACGAGCGCACCGCGCTGCAGCGCCTGGCGGCCCGCGCCTGGAAGCTGGCCGAGCTCGGCCTGGCGGACATCGTGCAACGCCGGCACGGCTATGAGGACTACGCCTATATCCTCGTCGCCCGCCGCCGACCGCGTCGCTATGCGTCGTCCATCCTGCCCCTGCTGCTCGCGGAGGCAGCGTGATGGACGCGCCTCGCCCCAACCGCCCCACCCTCGATGCGCTGCGCCACATGCCGGTGAGCGACGTCATCGCGCTCCCCGCCGAGCATCTCGCGCTGCTGCAGACCGATGCGCGCGAGGCGCTGGATGCCGCCAAGCGCATGCAGGACTGGATCGAGGCCGCGATCGCGCTCCGCTACGAGCAGCGCGCGATCGGCGCCCGTGCCGCTGCTGGCAAGGACACCGGCACGGTCCGCTTTCAGGACGGCGCCGTGGAGATCGCGGTCGATCTGCCGAAGCGGGTGGAATGGGATCAGACGCGGCTCGCGGCGCTGTCGGAGCAGATCCGCGCTGGCGGCGAGGATCCGGGCCAATACGTCGAGGTCAGCTTCAAGGTCTCGGAGCGGGCCTACACCGCCTGGCCGGACCGCATTCGCACAGCCTTCGAGCCGGCCCGCACGGTCCGCACCGGCCGCGCCACGTATCGCCTCGCCATCATGTCCGAGACGGCGCTGCGCGACAGCCCGCATGGCGCGGGCGTCATCCCGCTGCAGGGAGGCCGCTGATGGCGCTGCGCATCATCACCGCCGACGAGCGGCAGGCCGAGGAGCGCGGCGTCAAGGCCGCCATCCTCGGTAAGCCCGGCATGGGCAAGACCTGGCTTCTGAACACCACCTGCGCCGTGACCACTCTCTTCATGGACCTCGAGGCGGGTGATCTCGCCGTGCAGGGCTGGCGGGGCGCTTCGATCCGCCCGCGGACATGGGAGGAATGCCGCGACCTGGCGCTGTTCCTCGCCGGCCCGAACCCCGCGCTGCGCGACGACCAGCCCTATTCCGCAGCTCAGCATGCGCGGGTGGTTCGCGAGTACGGCGATCCGGCGCGCATGGACCACTACGTCACGCTGTTCATCGACAGCATCACCGTCGCCGGTCGTCTCTGCTTTCAGTGGTGCCGCGGCCAGCCCGAGGCCTTCGCGGAGCGCACCGGAAAGCCTGACGTGCGCGGCGCCTACGGGCTGCATGGGCGCGAGATGATCGCCTGGCTCACGCATCTGCAGCACGCCCGCGGCCGCAACGTGATCTTCGTCGGGATCCTCGACGAGAAGCTCGACGACTTCAATCGCCGCGTCTTCAGCCTGCAGATCGAGGGCAGCAAGACCAGCCTCGAACTGCCGGGCATCGTCGATGAAGTGCTGACGCTGGCGGAGATCAAGGACCAGGGCGGGCAGCCGTTCCGAGCGCTGGTCTGCCACACGCTGAACCCCTGGGGCTATCCGGCGAAGGACCGCAGCGGCCGGCTTGACCTGCTGGAGCCACCAGACCTCGGCCGCCTCTTCGCAAAGATCCGCGGCACCGCAGCACCCAGTGCGGCGGCGCCCGCGCTGACGGCCCCGCTCATCACTGCCGCCACCGACACCCCCACCACCTGACCGGAGGAGAAGCACCATGGCTTCTTGGAACGACTACAACGACGCCCAGTCGAACCCGAACCTGATCCCCAAGGGGACGCTGGCGAAGGTTCGCCTCACCATCCGGCCCGGCGGCTTCGACGATCCGAGCCAGGGCTGGACCGGCGGCTACGCCACACGCGGCAGCACCGGCGCCGTCTATCTCAACGGCGAGTTCACCGTGCTGGAGGGCCCCTACGCCAAGCGGAAAATCTTCACGCTGATCGGCCTCTACAGCCCGAAGGGTCCGGAATGGGCGGGGATGGGCCGCAGCTTCCTGCGGGGGATGCTGAACTCCGCGCGCGGCATTTCCGACAAGGATGTCTCGCCCCAGGCGCAGGCGGCGCGCCGCATCGGCGGCTTCGCGGACCTGGAGGGGCTGGAGTTTGTCGCGAAGATCGAGCACGGCACCGACGCCGGCGGCGAGACCAAAAACGAAATCCGCATGGCGGTGACGCCGGACCATCGGGATTACGCGCAGGCGATGGGGCGCACCACCGCCCCGGCAGGGTATGCGGCGCCTGCCTATGCCCCGCCGTCCCAGGGCTATGCGCCGCCCGTGCATACGCCCCCGCCCGCCGCGCCCGCCATGCAGCAGGGCGCCTTCCCGGTCCCCACGCCTCAGCCAGGCCCCGGCAACGATCCCCGTCCCGCCTGGGCGCGCTGAGGGGGCCGCACCAGCATGATGCTCCGCCCCCGCCAGAAGCTCTTCGTCGAGCGCAGCCTTCGTGCGCTCGACGAGCACGGCAACACGCTCGGCGTCGCTCCGACCGGCGCCGGCAAGACCATCATGCTGTCGGCGGCCGTGGGCGAGCATATCGGCAGCAGCGCCGCCAAGGCTGCCGTCCTCGCCCATCGGGATGAGCTCACGGCGCAAAACCTGGCGAAGTTCCGCCGCGTGAATCCTGGCGTGACCACCTCCGTGGTGGATGCCGGCCAGAAGTCCTGGGGCGGCCAGGTCACCTTCGCCATGGTGCCGACGCTGACGCGCGCCGCCAATCTTGAACTGATGCCGGCGCTGGACCTTCTGGTGATCGACGAGGCGCATCACGCCGTCGCCGACAGCTATCGCCGCATCATCGACCACGCCCTGGATCGCAACCCGACCTGCCGGATCTACGGCGTCACCGCCACGCCGAACCGCGGCGACAAGGTCGGGCTGCGCCAGGTCTTCTCCAACGTCGCCGACCAGATCCGGCTCGGCGAACTGATCGCCTCCGGCCACCTGGTGCAGCCACGCACCTTCATCATCGATGTCGGCGTCCAGGATGAGCTTCGCGCGGTGCGGCGCAGCGGCGACGATTTCGACATGGGCGAGGTCGCCCGCGTCATGGACACGGTGCCGGTCACCGATGCCGTGGTGAAGCACTGGCAGGAGAAGGCCGGCGGCCGCCAGACCGTGGCTTTCTGCTCCACGGTTGCGCATGCCGAGCACGTCGCCGCGGCCTTCAATGCGGCCGGCGTCCCCACCGTCATGGTGACCGGCGACATGCCGGAGGGGGAGCGGCGCTCCGTCCTGGCCGCCTATGCGAGGGGCGAGGCGCGCATCGTCGTGAATGTCGCGGTGCTGACCGAGGGATGGGACCATCCCCCCACCTCCTGCGTCATCCTTCTGCGGCCCAGCTCCTTCAAGTGCACCATGATCCAGATGGTCGGTCGCGGGCTGCGCACCGTCGATCCCACCGAGCATCCCGGCATCGTCAAGCGCGACTGCATCGTGCTCGACTTCGGCACCTCCTCACAGATCCATGGCTGTCTGGAGCAGGACGTCGATCTCGACAGCCAGCCCGGCGAAGGTGAGCCGCCCACCAAGACCTGCCCCTCCTGCGAGGCCGAGGTGCCAATCGCGGTGATGGAGTGCCCGATCTGCGGCCACGCCTTCGAGCCCCGCGGGCGCGAGACGGCGCCGCTCACCGACTTCATCATGACGGAGATCGACCTCCTCCGGCGCTCGGCCTTCCAGTGGTGCGACCTGTTCGGCGACGACGGCGCCCTGCTGGCCAATGGCTTCAACGGCTGGGCGGGTATCTTCTTCCTGAACGGGGCCTGGCACGCGGTCGGCGGCGCCAAGGAGGAGCGGCCGCGCCTGCTGTCCATCGGTGAGCGGCTGGTGGCGCTGGCCGCAGCGGACGACTGGCTGAACGCCCACGAGACCGACGAGAGCGCCCACAAGAGCCGCCGCTGGCTGCGCGAGCCGCCGACGGAGCGCCAGCTGATTCACCTGCCGCCCGAGGCCAGGGCTGATCTCGGCATGACGCGCTACCAGGCCTCTGCGCTGTTGACCTTCAAGTTTAACCGCCAGGCCATCCGCAGCCTGGTGCGCAACGCCCAGCCCGCGACGCTGGGCCAGGCTGCATGACCAGCCATGCGTAATCCCGTCCTGCCCTGCGCCATCTGCCGCCGCTCCACGCGCGGCTTTGGCTGGTTCGATCCGACGCGGCGGCGGCCGCCACGCCCCACCGCTTCTTTCTGCGGCATCGCCTGCCAGGCGCTTTGGACCACCCTTGCTGCGAGGAGCGCACCGTCCGTGGTTGATCTCACTGAACAGGAACAGGCAGCCATCCGCGCAACCATGCGCCCGCTCGGCGAATGCCTGGGCGAGATTGGCTGGCAGACTCGGTTGATCGATCTGACCGAGCCGCAGGTGCTGACGCTGATCGAGGTTGCCGTCGGCGGCTTCCAGGATGCGATGCAGGCCACCGCCGCGCAGGCACAAGCTCCGCACCGCCCACTCACCGCTGCGGATGCGCCCTTCTGATGCTGGACCTCAACAGCCGCAGCCAGACCTCGGGGCACGTCAACGCCGCCATCGATGCCGCGCTGGTCGCCACCAACGCGGCCACGCCGCCGCGCGACTATCTGGGTGGCTCCCGGCTGGGCCACGCCTGCGAGCGCGCGCTGCAGTTCGAGTTCGCAAAGGCGCCGAAGGATGAGGGGGCGGACTTCGACGGTCGGCTGCTGCGCATCTTTGGGATCGGGCACGCGCTGGAGGATGTGGCCGTGGCCTGGCTCCGTGGCGCTGGCTTTGATCTCTACACGCGCCGTGGCGGTGGCGAGCATGGCGAGCAGTTCGGCTTCTCGGTCGCAGGCGGCCGCATCCGCGGCCATGTCGATGGTGTGCTGGCCGGCGGCCCGACCATCCCTGGCATGGCGTTCCCCGCGCTGTGGGAATGCAAGACCATGAACGCGAAGTCCTGGCGCGAGACGTCCAGCAAGGGCGTAGCTGTGGCCAAGCCGATCTACGCGGCGCAGATCGCGGTCTATCAGGCGTACATGGACGCCAGTGTCCCAGGCGTGGCGGATAATCCGGCGCTGTTCACCGCCATCAACAAGGACACCGCCGAGCTCCATCACGAGCTGGTGCCGTTCAACGCCGAGCTGGCGCAGCGCATGTCGGACCGGGCCGTGCGCATCCTGGCCGCGACGGATGCCGGCGAGCTGCTGCCCCGCGTTGCCTCCCAAGCCGATCATTTTGAGTGTCGCTTCTGCGCCTGGGCCAAGCGCTGCTGGGCACAGCCTGCATGAACGCATGGGGCGACTTCAACGATGCGGCGCCGCTGGCGGATGATGGCGCGACCGATATTCCCGCCAGTGGGAATGTCGAGATGGATCGACTTCCCTGCACTGGGCAGCCAATGCCGCACGCTGGCGGACACGTCACGCTGGACATCGAGCAGATCGCCGCCTTCCTCGACGTGGTGTTCGGCTATTGCGACGGGCTGATCCCCGTCCGCGGCTTCGTTGACCAGGGCCAGGGCCTCGACACCAAGCCGCACAACATCTGGGTCCCGGCCGACCGGCACGCCGCCGCATCCCTCAGCGCCTATGCCACCTGGGCCGTGCGCGAAGGCAGCGCCGTCTATGTCATCCCCGGCACTGTCGGCGAGCAGGGCCAGGCCCGCGCCGAGCATGTGCTGCAGATGCAGACGGTGGTGGTCGACCTCGACGCCGGCGACATCGCTGCCAAGCTGGGCCACCTCGTCCAACATCTCGGCGCACCCACACTGCTGGTCGAGAGCGGCGGCCGCACCACGGAGGGCGCCGCCAAGCTGCATGCCTGGTGGCGGCTGTCCGAGCCGGCCGAGGGTGAAGATCTGGCACGCCTCTGCGTGCTGCGCGGTGAGATCGCGGAGAAGGTCGGTGGCGACCTGCACTTCCGCTCCGCGCACCAGCCCATCCGCGTGCCCGGCACCGTCCACCAGAAGCATGGCGTGCAGCGGCGCGTCACCATTCGCGAGCACCGGCCCAGGGTCGAGGTGGAGCTCGCCGACTTCGCCGCAGCGGTCGCGGCCATGCCCACTATGCCGGGCCTGGCGGCGCCCACCGCCGCCCCTGGCGCCACCCGCCCCGGACTCGATTCCGTCCTGACCACGCCGGTGCGCGAGGGCAGCCAGGACGCCTGGACCCGCTTCCAGGGCGCCAGCGCCGCCATCGGCCACTTCGTCCGCATGGTCCATGAGGGCCGCATGACCGGCGACGACGGCTGGGAGGCCATCTGCCAATACAACGCCGCCTGCCTCCGCCCGGCCTGGCCTCTGGGCCGCCTCAAGGTCGAGGCGGACAGCATCTGGGCACTGCACGTCGACCGCAATGGGCCGCCGTTGCTTCGCGCCACTGCGCCGCCGTCCAGCGCCATGCCCGCGCACACGCTCGGCGCGCTGCTCGACGACACCTCGCCGATGCCCGACGACCTCATCGGGCCACGCCTGCTGACCCCGGGTGGGATGCTGGTGCTCGGCGGCGCGCCGAAGGTCGGCAAATCCGACTTCCTGATCAGCCTGCTGGTCCACGCCGCCGCCGGCGCACCGTTCCTGCGATTCACCGCACCGCGCCCGCTGCGGGTTTTCTATCTGCAGGCCGAGATCCAATACCACTACCTGCGCGAACGCCTGCAGCAGCTCCGGCTCGATCCCGCGGTCGTCGCTCGCGCTCGCAACACCCTCGTTGTTACCCCAAAGCTCCGTATGCTGCTGGACGAACAGGGAGTGCCCCTCGTCGCGGCTTCCATCCGCGCTGCTTTCCCCGATGCGCCGCCAGACATCATCTGCATCGACCCCATCCGCAACCTCTTCGATGGTGGGCCCGCGGGCGAAGGGGAGAACGACAACAGCGCGATGATGTTCTTCCTGCAGAGCCGCGTGGAGGCGCTGCGGGACGAGGTCGCCCCGGAAGGCGGCATCATCCTCGCCCACCATACGAAGAAGCTCAGCAAGCAGCAGGTGAAGGATGATCCCTTCCTGGCGCTGTCCGGCGCCAGCGCGCTGCGCGGCTACTACACCTCGGGCGCCATCCTGTTCCGCCCCGACGAGGAGCAGACCGAGCGCGAGCTTCATGTCGAGCTCCGCAACGGGCCCGGCCTCGAGCCGATGCTGGTCGACAAACGTGGTGGCGCCTGGGTGGAGCTCGATCGCACGGGCCAGCGCCTGGTGCGGAAAGACATCGGCGGCAAGCTCGATGCCGAGCGCAGCCGGCGTCACGACGTCATCCTGCAAATCATCGCCAACGAGGCCCGCGAGGGGAAGGTCTTCACCGGCAGCGCCTTCGCCGCACAGTTCGAGAACACGCACGGGCTGGGCGGTGACGACACCATCGCCCGCCGCATCAACGTCCTCGCCAACAAGGGCTACATCAAGTTCCTGCGCGACGCGCCCCAGCTCGGCATTCCCGTCAGCAAATCCACCAAGGGCTACCTCCTGGTGCAGGACATGCTCTTCGGGACGGACGGCGAGACGGTCGATCCTGAGACCGGCGAGATCACGCGCACCCTCGTTCCATTGCTCCCCACGCACTTCCAATCGGAGACCAACAACGCGGTTCTGCCCGTCGAAAATCCGGAAATCTGGGTGCTGAACGACCCGGAGGCCCAGGCATGAAACGCCAATTCGATGCGCCATCGCACTGTGCGCAACTTGCTGCGGAACTCCCATGTTCCGCAAGTTCCGCAAGCCTGCGGAACTTCCCTGCGGAACTTGAATCGTCCAGCGATATCAGTGGGTTGACTAAGTTCCGCAAGTTCCGCAGCGAGGCTCTGCGGAACTTGTTTGCGGAACTTCAAAATAGCTCGCGAAATCAGTCGCTTAGGCAAGTTCCGCAAGTTCCGCAAAATGCTACCCCCCTACGGGGGGTGTGCGTGCGCGTCCCAAAGACGCGCGCACACCACACCCGGGGACGCCTGGTTCGGGTCCGGGGACCGCCCACACTGGGGCCACTTCCCACCAAGCCGGGCAGCGACGGCGAGCTCCGCCAAGAACCGCGCCGTCGCCGCCCTCACCAGGATCATCCCCTTTCGGAGACCACCATGGATTTCGCGACTCTCACCATGCCCGCCCCTGACGCAAGCACCGTCCTGCCCGATCCCAATCTCTACCGGCCGCGCAAGCCCGGCATCCTCGCCCTGGATCTCGGCACCACCACCGGCTGGGCCCTGCGCTTCGGGGATGGCGGGACGACCTCCGGCACCATGACTTTCAAGCCCGGTCGCTTCGAAGGCGGCGGGATGCGCTTTCTGCGCTTCACCGACTGGCTCGTCGAAATCGCCATGCACGCGCACGGTCTCCGACGTGTGGTGTTCGAGGAGGTGCGCCGGCACGCCGGAACGGACGCCAGCCACGTTTACGGCGGCTTCCTCGGCACCCTTACGGCCTGGTGCGAGGAGCATGAGGTCCCCTATGAGGGCGTGCCGGTCGGCACGATCAAGCGCTACGCCACCGGCAAGGGCACTGCCGACAAGGCGGCGATGATCGAGGCCGTCCGAGCTCGCGGCTTTCTGCCTGCCGACGACAATGAGGCAGACGCCATCGCTCTGCTGCTCTGGGCGACCGATCCCACCGGAGGCCGCGCATGAGCTTGCACGGCGCACCGCAGCCGCCTCGGTCCTGTCTCGACCGGGGCACGCGCAGCCCGACGAACGACGCCGAGGTCAATGCCATGCGGGCTGCCGCCTGGCATCGGCATGGCGTCGCCGCCCTGCCGGTCGCCGACATCACCGACGACTGGCTGCGCCAGGCCATCACCAACGAAGCTAATCGGCGCTGGGGGCGTCGCAATGGAGAGAATCACCATGGCCGTTAAGCGGAAGTCAAAAGCGGCGAAGCCCAAGCAGGACGACCTGGCAAAGCCCTCGAAATGGCGGCTGCAGCATGGCGGGTTCTCGGAGCCGATCCGCGAGGCGGACCCGGACACAGGGTCGCCCGTGGCGCATCGTCGCGCCGTGGACACGCTCGGCATGATGCTGGCCAACGGAAACATCACGCCGCAGATGCACGAGGCGGGCTGCATCTTCCGGGCGCTGTTCCGCAGCGCCGCGATCGACAGCATGTCCACCTCGCAGTTGATCTACCTGCCCGGATCGACCGCAGGCACGATGTCCAACCGCCAGCTCGACGCGCGCCGCCGCGTTCTCGCGGCGCTGGATGCCTTGGGTGGCCACGACAGCCCGGCCGGCTCTTGCGCGTGGTTCGTCGTCGGCCTCGAGATGTCGGTCCGCGAATGGGCGGCCCGCCAAGGCTGGAGCGGCAAGCCAGTCCCGCAGCCGATCGCGGGTGGCATGCTGGTCGCGGCACTCGGCATACTGGCGATGCACTTCGGGCTGATGCCGCGATCACAGGCGGCGTGACGCGGGGCGTCGTCATTCGGAGCCGAGGACGTAGGCGACGGCCTCGGCGATCATCGTGAGCGGCAAGGCTGGGTGGTGTGCCAGGACGACATCGCGCACAGCCTTGCTATCGCTTTCACCCGTACAGGCAAGCGCGCCAGGCGGGCGGCGTGCTGCCCGCGCAGCCGCCACCGTAGCCCGACTGAGCCACGGCAGCGCAGAGCGGGGCTGGTCGCCATCGGGCATGCCTGACCATAGCTCCCCCTATGAGAACAAGACAAGAACGTGCTATGCAGATCGGGAACCGAAAGGAGAAGATCTATGGCCGCTCGGAGGCAGGCACGGGTGCGTCCCGTTGACGCCGCGATTGTCCGACTGATGGCGCTCGCCGCGAAGGGCGTGCCGCCGCACCGCATCGCACGCGAGGTCGAGATGATCGTCGCCGAATGGCTGCGCGAGCCCGACGCCGATCCATCCGACGCAAAGACGTGGCTGGACGAGCTGCGCGAGCAGATCGTTGCGGGCGTTGCCGACGCTGAGGAGCAGGTGACCTACGGCGATCCAGGCGAAGCCGCCGCCGTGAAGCAGGCTGGCCTCACCCTCGCTGCGCTGCAGGCGTCGCGTGACGCGGTCGAGCGAGCGTCGGCATCGCTCTGAACATCTCGGCTGCGCTGTTACAATAGACCCCATGGCGGCGCGCAAATCGAGTTGGCTATGATGGTGACACGTTGAGAAGGTGCGTCGAGCACCGCGGCTCCCGAGCCACTCGCCAGCTGATCAGCCACTGTGGCTCTCGAGCCGCAGGGTCCTTCCTGGCCCTGCTGTATGCGGGGGGCGGAAGCGCGCAAGGTCGCTAGCGCCAGGCCGGATTTATGGTTTGCAGTTTGCACCCTTTCCGCAGTGCGATCAAACAGATAGCCCGCAAACCATGCCCACCAGGTTTGCAGCCACTGGCACCTTTGTTCGCATCAAAACTTGTTCACATCTATTTGAGTGTCATCACCACGGGCCCTGACGCGGCATCTGTAACCCCAAGACCACCACCAAGATCTTCCAGCGTGTCGCGGAAGGAATTGAGTGTCGCGATCATGCTCGGTCGAGCCTGCGAAAGCGCATCGACGCCGGTCCACTCGGCGATGATGCTGTAGGTCTGATCGCCAGTCTTGATGATGTTAGCGTGCACGAGGCCCGGCCAAGCCTGATGGACGTTGGCATGCGCGTCGAGGAAGTCCTGCTCACGGCCCGGCTTCACGCGAAATCTGACAGAGTTGAAGGCGGTCATGCTCGCTGATCCCTTCTTGCCGAGCCTGCGCTCTATCCGTCCAGGCACACGGCTAAGCGGAGGGGTCGAGCCTATGCCTCTCCCATGCATGGCGACAATCATTTTGTAGCTCCAGAACGCCTTACGAGCGGCAGCGCCCAGCCCCGCCCTGTCGGCACATCGAGACAGCGCGCCAGCAGCGTCGAATAGTGGTGCGCAGGCGTACCGCGAGCTGCCCCACCCCTCGCACCGGATGGCCCGATGACGCTCCCCTGGATGGCGGCGAAGATCCTGCTGCGTCCGGTGGCGGAGCTGCGCCCGCATGCCGGCAACGCGCGCGTGCACAGCGCCGAGCAGCTGGAGCAGATCAAGGTCAGCATGCTGGCCTTCGGCTTCACCAACCCGCTGCTGGTGGATGAGGACGGCGTGCTGATCGCCGGCCATAGTCGGCTCGAGGCCGCGGCGGCGCTCGGCATCGCCAAGGTGCCGGTGATCGTGCTGCGGCATCTTTCCGCGGCACAGAAGGAGGCGCTGCGGCTCGCCGACAATCGCATCGCGGAAAACGCGACCTGGGACCAGGCGCTGCTGCGTGATGCGCTGGCCGCGGTGCAGTCGGCGCAGGACATCGACCTCGCCGCGCTCGGCTTCTCGGCGGATGAGCTCGCGGACATCCTCGCGGCGGCAGGAGATGCCGTGTCCGACGGCGACGCGCCCGAGGCTCTGTCCGCGGATCCCGCCCAGCCGGGCGGTGCGACTGGCGCTGCGGTGGCGGAGGAGGGTCCGGCGGAGGGCCCCGCCGACGCTGATCCGGAGCCGCCGCGCCAGGCTGTCACCCGGCCTGGCGATCTCTGGCTGCTGGGCGACCACCGTCTCCTCTGCGGCGACAGCACGGACGCCGCCAGCGTGGCGCGCGTGATGGGCGACGACCGCGCGGCGCTGCTCTTCACTTCGCCGCCCTATGGAAACCAGCGCGACTACACGACCGGCGGCGTCACGGATTGGGATGCGCTGATGCAGGGTGTGTTCCAGCATCTCGACGCGGCCATGCGGCCCGATGGCCAGGTGCTGGTAAACCTCGGGCTGATCCACCGCGACAGCGAATGGATCCCGTATTGGTCGGGCTGGCTCGACTGGATGCGCGCTCGCGGCTGGCGCCGCTTCGGGCTCTACACCTGGGATCAGGGACCGGGCCTCCCCGGCGACTGGAACGGCCGCCTCGCGCCTGCCTTCGAGTTGGTCTTCCATTTTAACCGCCAGGCCCGCCAGGCGAACAAGATCGTGCCCTGCAAATGGGCCGGCACGCCGAACAAGGGCAGCGGGCTGCGCGCCGCCGACGGGACCATCTCGGAATACCAGCATGCCGGCCTGCCGGTGCAGGACTTCCGGATCCCGGACAACGTGCTGCGCCTCACGCGCCATAAGGGCCGCGGCATCGAGACGGAGCACCCGGCGGTGTTCCCGGTCGTGCTGCCGGAATTCCTGATGCGCACCTACACGGACGAGGGCGACGTGGTGATCGAGCCATTCGGTGGCAGCGGCACCACGATCCTGGCCGGCCAGCGCACCAGCCGCCGCGTCCGTGCGATCGAGCTGGCGCCAGCCTATGTCGACCTGGCCGTGGCGCGGTGGCGGATGCTGCATCCCGACCTCCCGGTCACGCTGGCCGACGATGACCGCGATTACGACGCCGTTGCCGCGGCACGGACGGAGGTCACTGCCAATGCAGCTTGATCTCGTGGTGAGCAGCATGCCGGTGGCGGGACTTGTCCTGTATGCCGAGAACGCCCGGACGCATTCGCCGTCGCAGGTCGCGCAGATCGCGGCCTCCATCGCCGAGTTCGGTTTCGTAAACCCGGTGCTCGTCGACGCAGAGGGCGTGCTGATTGCCGGCCACGGCCGCGTCATGGCCGCGAAGCAGCTTGGGCTCGCCTCGGTGCCGGTGCTGCGGCTGGGCCACCTCTCCCCGGCGCAGGCGCGTGCGCTGCGCCTAGCCGACAACCAGATCGCGCTGAATTCGGGCTGGGACGAGGCGCTGCTCGCCGCCGAGATCGTCCGCATCCGCGACGAGGCGGTGGTCGACCTGGATGTGCTCGGCTTCTCCGGAATGGAGCTGGACCGGCTACTGGCGGCTGCCGACGCTGGTCTCGGCGATGATGCGGACGATGCGCCGCCACCGCCCGTGGTGCCCGTCACTCGCACCGGCGACTTTTGGCGCTGCGGGGAGCACCGCCTGCTGTGCGGCGATGCCACCAAGATCGAGGACGTGCAGCGCGCCCTTGGCGCCGGCAACCTGGCCGACATGGGCTTCGTCGATCCACCCTATAATGTCGCCTACGAGGGCGGCACCGCGGCCAAGATGACCATCGCCAACGACGCGCTCGGCGGCGGCTTTTCCGAGTTCCTCCGCCCCGCGCTGGCCAACATGCTCTCGGTCACGAAGGGCGCCTGCTACGTCTGCATGTCCTCTTCCGAATGGCCGACGCTGCATCGCGTCTGGCAGGAGGCGGGCGGCAAATGGTCCAGCACGATCATCTGGGCGAAGAACACCTTCGCCCTTGGCCGCGCCGACTACCACCAGCAGTTCGAGGCGATGCTCTATGGCTGGAAGGCTGGCTCCCAGCACTACTGGTGCGGCGCGCGCGACCAGGGGAACGTCTGGCACTTCGACAAGCCGGCGCGCAACGACCTGCATCCGACGATGAAGCCGGTGGCGCTAGTGGAGCGCGCCATCCGCAACAGCAGCAAGCCGCGCGACACCGTGCTGGACTGCTTCGGCGGCTCGGGCACCACCATGATCGCCGCCGAACGCACGGGGCGCCGCGCTGTCTTGCTGGAGATCGACCCCGCTTATGCCGACGTGATCGTGCGGCGCTGGCAGGAGACCACCGGCGAGGCCGCCGTGCTGGAAGGTGATGATCGCATCTTCGCCGATGTCGCCGCGGCGCGTGGCGTCGTCGATCATGATGTGATCCAGACCGCCGAAACATAGCAATCTCACGACGCTGCGTCTTGCTTGGCTCGTGCGCGGCACAGCGCGAATGGTCCGTCACACGCAGGGAATGCCCTGCAGCAACAGACGGAGACCACGATGACCGACCGCGAAGCCCGCGCCGCCGGCAACCAGGAGCGTAGCCTGGCCGCCTTCCTCGCGAAGAAGGCCGAATTCGACGCCCTCCTCGCGGAACTCACGCAGGCCAGCGCGGACCATTTCGACGCGGACCCCGAGACGGTGCTTTGGGGCAAAGCAGCTTGGCTTTCGGATGCCACTGCGAAGCTGAAGGACATCGCGGACCAGCATTTCCGCCGCGGCGAATACGCCGCCTGACGCGGGCCGCTCCCGCACCGCCCCGACCGGCTGCGCCGGCGGGGCTCCCGGCAGTAGGGGCCGATGACCGGCACCCGGAACCGGAGACCACCACGATGACCAAGCTTTCCGAAACGCAGTCGATGATCCTGAGCGCCGCCGCGCAGCATCAGATGGGCCTCGCCCATGCACCGAAGACCCTACCGGCCGCCGCGCGCAACGCGGTGTTCCGCAGCCTGATCAAGAACAACTTGCTCACCGAGATCAATGCTTCGCGCGAGCAGGTCGGGCTGGGCTGGCGGCAGGATGACGACGGTACCTGGATCGTGGCGCGGATCACCGACGAAGGGCTGAGGGCCATCGGCATCGACCCAAACGAGGGCGGCGCGGTGGCCGGCGAGCCCGACTGCTCAGGCGTCGAGGGCAGCGTGCCCCACACGGCGCCCACGGTGGCGCCCGCCGCGGAGCCCGCGACGCAGGACGCCAAGGTCGCCGAAGCCGCCCAGCCCGCTCCCTTGACGGAGGAGATCGCCATCCTCGACCAGGCCCTGGCGTTGCGCAGCGCCACGCCGCGCAGCAGCCTGCGCGACGCTGCCGCCGCGGTGCTCGCCGCTTGGGATGACGAGGCCAACCGCGCCACGGACATGATCGCCGCGCTCGATGCCCCGATGGAAGCGTTACGCGCCCTGCTCGCTGGCAAGCCGGCCCGTGCCCCGCGCGAGCCCGGCGCGCCACGCAAGCCGCGGGAAGGCACGAAGCAGGAGCAGGTGCTGGCCATGCTGCGCCGGCCCGAGGGCGCCACGGTCGCGCAGATCGCCGAGGCCACGGGCTGGGCGCAGCATACGGTACGCGGCTTCTTCGCTGGCCTGAAGAAAAAGGGCCACGCGGTCGAGGTGATGTCGCGCGAGCGGATGGTCGGCCCCAACAAGACGGGGGCGAAGGGCTCCTTCACCATCTACCACCTGCCGGCCTGACCACGGTTCCGGACACGTCGAGGGCCCGCCGCCGGCAGGTAGCGGGCCCTCGCTCGTTGAGACCATCTCGTGCAGCGGGAGGTCGCCGTCAGCCCTGAGCAGTCCCGCGCGCAAACCAATTGCGCGCCTAAATGCGGACGACTTGCCGTGTCGGAAACTAAAAATTAGCTGCATCTGCTGCTTCGTTGCGTTGGGCAGACAGCACGGTGTGCGTCCTTTCGGGGCGCTCCTTTGCGAAGTGTCATCCATCGTGCGTCGCCCCACCATCTCCACTCTTTAATTTGTTTGCGCGGCACCCTGCGTCGCTACGGCGGGAGGTCGCCGCCATGCCGGAACTGACCGCCTCCACGCGCGAGGCCGCCCGCCGCCTCGGCGTCAGCGACACCGCGATCCACAAGGCCGAACGGGCTGGCCGCATCGCCCGCGAGCCGGACGGCAGTTGGGACATCGACAAGACCCGCCGCCGCCTGGCCGAGACCGCCGATCCCGCGCGCTCGCCTTTGGCTAACGGTGCTGGCGCCGAGGGCTCGCCCTTCGCCCGGCTGAAGGTCGCGCAGCTTGCCCTGAAGGTGGAGGCGCAGCGCCTTTCGCTGGACGAGACCAAGCGCAGGCTGCTGGACGTCAACGAGGCGAACGCCGCGCTCGACGAGATCGGCAGCACCATGCGCGACGCCCTGCTGAACTGGCCGGCGCGTGTCTCGGGCCTGATCGCCGCCGAGATCAGCGTCGATCCGCATCTGCTGCAGACCATCCTGCAGAGCCACATCAACGACCTGCTGACGG